CGTACCACGCTGGCCCTTGTCGGCCCAGGTACGTATCTTCGTCGGGGGTCTCTTCAACTCACCAACCTTAGCCAGCTCACCTTCCACTCGACGGCCACCTGCGGCGCCCGCTCGGCGTTGGGTCTCTTTCAATAGGCCTCTCTGTGTGGCCTTGAGGGGCTTACGGGCTCTGGCTGCGGTGACGGCAGCACCCTTGTTACGCTTCGGTGCGAGCCTAGCTTTCCGAGCCGCTAAGACGCCAGCACCAGCAGCTACTCCAGTAACAGCTAGGGCTGCAGCTATGCTCTTAGTGGAGAATGAGCCTGCGTCTTGCTTAGGGGCCTTTAGGTGCGGGTTCTCAGAGCGCTTCCACCCATAAAAGGGAGTTGTCTTAGTCTCACCGGGCAGATGGGGAGAGAGGCGCTGGTGCTTCTTGATGTTCGCAGCTACGTTGATAGGCTTGTAGGTCGGAGCCTTAGGCATATTCGACTTCATGACACTTGCAACAGTCGGACCCTTCGGGGCCTTAGCTAGCGGGCGTGTGCCCTTTCCAGGCCTGATGTTCAGGGCCATGCGCTTGCCCTTAGCTTGCTTCGCCTTGCTGGGGTTGTGCCCTACATCCACGATCGTGGTCTGTCCGATGGGCTTGCCTTTCTTGTCCTTACCAAAGCCGACGGTAAGCTTTTTGATACGTGTTTCTTTTCTTCGCTCAGCCGCAGACTTCATCTCTCCGGACTTCGGATAGCTCAAGACGCCAGGGTGCTTGGGCTTGCTTCCGGTACTACGGGGAGCTGTCGCGGGCTTAGGGGCTTTGGCTCTATAGTCCATATCAGCCTGTACCTTAGCCTGGAAAGTGTTCTTGGGCTGAGCGCCCTTCTTCTTCTTCCGCTCGGCGAAGGCAGCGTATAACTTATCTCTTTGAGTGGCGTCGCTCATTGTTGCTCCTACTTGCTCTCCGTGCCGAACGGAACCCATTTCACGTTCAGCCCTATCTTAGTTAGCCGTTCTGTCATGATCGGTCCTGCGTGATCATTCCATGTATGCACTATGAAGCTCATTCTTTTGTATGCTTCGAACTCGGGCACATAGTGCTTGCTCAAGTTCTCAAGGTACCTCACTAGTTCCATGCCTGACTCTTCTGACCTCGTATTCATATACGGTTCTTCTCCAAGGTCATGTTCTAAATAGACCTTGGTTAATACGTCTCTGTAGTTCCAAAGCGTCGTCTGTGCTTCAAGTACTGTTTGGCACCAGACCGTACTCTCTTGATCTACTTTGTTCATCCGTTGAAACGCCAGCGCCGCACGCTTCGAATCAGGTTCTAAAAACAAAATCACTAGCTCCTCCCTAGAGCAGTCTTGCGTTCGATCTCCTTACCGCGCCCTTCAGCTTGTCTACTTCTCCATACATCTGTAGGAAGCTAGGATCTAACTGCGACCTATCAGAATGCTGGGGCAGAGCTTGGAAAGATGTCAACCAAGTACCTGCACCAGATGCCTTTGCTCTCGTCTCCCGCGTTGAGAAAACTTCTGTACTGAACGAAGGAGTTCCAGTCTGTCCTTTGTTCGAACCTGTCGTTTGCTGAAGCGTGTTCATCCAGCCTTTCTCTGCCTGTCCTGCGCCACCAACATACTTGTTCCAGCGTTGTACTCCACCCTGCATGCCTGCGTCAGACTGCAGCGCGGGTACGTTCCACCAGTCAGACCTAGTGTTGTACTGGCTTAGTGTCTCTTTCGATCGACCAAACCCAGAGTATGAGGCACCCATGCCAGACGAGCCTTGTACTAGGCCAGACTTGTTAGCGCTTTGTTTCCTAGCTGCTACATCAGCTGGGTTGCGGCGGTTTCCTCTGCTATCAAACTGAGTTGGAGCGCGCTTTCCACCACTACCCCAAGCCTCCGCTCCCTTATGAGGATTACGCCAACTACTGCTGATCAACTCAGCAAAGCTCATCTGCGCCTTACTCTCTCACCCAGCTTGTAGGGCTTCGTACGTCGCCAACTACGGCTCTGGGCTTGCAGTCTCCCTACAATCTTTCGCTTAGTGGGGTTCATACTATTCAGCGTCCCCTGGGCTTTCTCTTTGTTGCCTGTCATCCTACCCCGGACGACGGCCCATGCCCTACCAAGATCAGCCACCTTCTTCGCCTCCACCGCCACCTGCCTGCTGTTGCATCATCTGCATCTCCATCATCGCCGCCTGTCGGATCTCTACCTGTCTCTTGTACAGATCCACCAGCGCCAAGAGCACCATCTGCTGCTCCTCGTTCAGGTTATGGAAACCGTCAGACTTCATCTCTTCCACGAACATACCATACAGGATGAACGGGTCATCTTCAGGAATAGGTACGATCATCTCATACGCTTCCTGTCGGATCCAGGCCATGATGCGCTTACCTCGGCCCACGTCTGCACCCTGCGGGATCATGGCATCTTCGTAGCCCATCTCCTCAAGGATCTTAGCACGGAGCGCAGGCGGCAAAGCTTCCAGCCCAGCCGAATACTGAATCAGCTCGATGGCCTTAGCCTGCTTCGCTTCCTTACTAGACAGCGCCATAGAGGCCGTATCGATCTTGACGATTACGTTGTCCGTCAAGTCCGCACCACTGAAGCTTCTAATCGCCAGGGTACTAGCCTTGTCACGGGCCAGGATCCGTAGTCTTTCCGCATACCTGTCGTCATTCCGGATATGCTTGATAACTTCTTGGAGGATGATCGAGCCTTCCTTTTGCAGAGCTTCATCCCATTCTTGCAAGATAGAGGAACGCCCTGCTAGCGCCTGCTTTCTTAGGATGTCGATCATAGCTGCGGAGTTAACCCCAGTAGGCCGCTGGCCTCTCAAGATCTCTTCTGTACCTGCAATCGCTTCCATCTCCGAGATCTGTTGCTGACGCTCTTGCTCAGCCGCAGCCGGATAGGGAGGCGGGTAAATAGGTTCGGGCGCTGCCCCAGCTGTCCTACGCGGGTCGTACTCCCAGATCTGTCCTGGGCGTCCTAGCCACTGGTCTTCAATCGGTGAGGCCCCCTTAGGGATCACCCATGCAGACATAGGTACGGTGCGACGCCACATAATCATAGTGGTATCGATCGCATTGATTCTCTTCAGCTTCGGAAGGAGCTTAGATATCAGGCTCCTACCATTGATGCTTCCCGGCTGTGCTTCCCAGCGATACCGGATATAAGGATGCCACCGGCTAGGCCAGCGAGGATCGTATGCCCTTGCCCCTACCTTCTTGGGGGAGTCATAGATAACCTGATCCCCAGCCGTGATAACTGTCCTACCTCTAGGCCATGTAGCGTTCGGCTTCCTGTCGAAGATCCGAACCGTGGTGTAGCCTTCCCATGTGTCAGGAGTTCCTACGTAAAGCGAAGGCCCTGACCCTTCAACCATGTCCGACATCCTCTCCCACCACCAGACTGTCGTATTCCTTACATTGACGCTCTGTGCCTTCTTCAGCCGCTCAAGGTGCCAGCCATCAGCCTTCTTCAGACTCAGGCCAGATGCCTTGTACTTGTCCTCTAGGGTGTCGAGGTCTGTGTAGTACTCCCGCAAGACCCAGCCCATGTCCTCACCATTCCACCAATGGACCGGAGGAAGGTGCATCTCGAACGGACTGATGATCTTAGCTGTGATGTCCCCATACTCTAGCTTGTCTGTATAGATAGGGCGCCCGCGCTCATCATGCAGCTCTGTCTCCCTAGGTACTGGGAGCTGTAGCTGCCTACCGTCCTCAGTCGTCATCGTGGACGTTTCCGACATCTCTGTATCCGGAACCGTCATACGCCGCGGACAGGTCTCATCATAGATGATCTCCATCCAGGCCACACCACAGTGAAGGATGATCCTTGCGATCTCCCTATGCTTCTCAGGCAGATCCAGGGCCTCCCACATATACTCCAATGTCAGCTCTGAGAGCTGCGCTGCGTCCTCATCCTCTGCTCTCCCTGACTTAGAATCAACCCGAGGTATCGGCTTGTTCTCAGTCAGCAGGGCTATATTCGTTTCGATGTAGCGCCCTAGGAGGTCATTGACCGGCT